CTATTTGTTCTGCAAGTTCGGGTCGAGCTGGAGCAACGGCCCTGACGGCTTGGGCGCTCCTAGGAGCCCGACGGCGGGCGGCGATCTCAGGAATGGATTGAGCGCTGGATCGACCTGCCAGGACGGTCGGTCTATGACGCCCGGCCTTTGAGGAAGCGCCGGGGCGAGAGCGCGAGGCGGGAGAGGATTCACAGGCTCTGAAGGGCCGGCTCCCGGCCGGTTCGGCTGCCAGTCGGGAAGCAGCTTCCAGACATATGGCCAGGTGTTCATCGGCGGCTCGAACAGAACATTGCGTGGCCCCGCATTGTAGGCGGCTGCGGCAAGCGCGAGGTCGCCACGGTACTTGTCCATCAACTGGCGGTCATAGCGGATGCCGGCTTCGACGTTCTGGCGCCAATCGTGGACGTTCAGATCGGGATCGATGCCCGCCGCTGTTTTGGGTTCCACCTGCATGAGACCGACAGCGCCAGTCTTTGATGTGGGGGCATTTGGATTGAAGCTGCTCTCTGCGAACATTTGCCTCCGCGAGAAGTCGAAGGGAACATCGAAGTTGGCCGCCTGCCTTCGAAGTTCGGCCAGGATTTCCCCGTGGCTGGGGACCGGGGTCGCTGGTGACTGGGGTTTGGCCGGCATGGATTTCTCCGGGTCTCGGCCGCCTCGTGCGACCTTTGCCTCTATGAATGTTCGTGTTATGTTCCGGTCTAGGAGTCGGAAGCCTTGAGATCCATCATCGTCTTTGGGGCGGCGGCGGCCCTGGCCTTGGGGTCCACTGCAGCGCAGGCGCGTATCTCGCCGGCCGAGGCGCGGCGCCTGAGACCGTTCGAGCTGTCGCAACTGGTCCTGATGCTACTTCCCTCCCGAGCCACGACCGAGCTGTCCTGGAGCTACCGGCACGGCGCCCCCGGCCTGCGCTGGGGAGTCTATGACCCCGACAATCCGGCCGACGGTCCACGCAGCGCCGTTGCAAGGGTCCGCGTCGCGGGCCGGCCGCTCTATTCGTTTCTAAGCGGCCGGCCCGTCGAAGTCGTTTGGCGCGTCAGGCTGGACGGCGCGGCCGGGACCACGGTCTCCAGGCCGACGGTCATCCAGGTCACACCGTCTGACGCCGCATGCTATGGCAAACAGGCCGGTCCCTGTTCCTTTCCCGATCGCGCCGCTCTGTTTTCGCCGCCGATGAAGGCGAAACGGCTCTGCAGCTATGGCGGCGAGAACAACCACTCGACCGCCTATGCGGTGAGCGCCCCCGGCAAGCGCCCGGCCATCGTGATCTATGTTGTCTCTACAGGCTCCTCCCAAGAACTCTCCTGGCTGGAAATCCAGCCGTTCCGCGAGGCCGTAGAGGTCTGCGAGGGGCTCGCGCGCTTGCCGTGAGGCGCCGCCGTCCTCGCCTGCTCCAGCGCGCGGATCTGGTCCTGCGAGCCGTTCCACAGCTGGATCGCCAGCCAGGCCACGATGGCGACCAGCATGCCGAACACGCCGCGCACCAGCCAGCTCACGGTCTGCTTGAGCTCGCCGTAGCGCTCGGCGCAGCGTTCGTCGTGCTGCTGGATCCAGGTCTCCGCCGCGCTCATGCGGCCCTCCAGGCTGTCCTCGATCATGGGCTGATCCCATAGCGTTGCTTGATGGCCGCGACGGTCTTCGGATCGGCGCCTGCGAGCCCGATGATGTCGGCCATGCTGAGCATCGGCTGCCCGCCCGCGCCGGCCATGGAAGGGGCCGCCGGTCGGTGCTCCTCGGCGGCGTCCATCGCCGCGTCGGCCGCGTGCGAGGCCCAGGCCGCGCCCGGCGAGAGGTTCGCCTGCGCCCTCTGTAGCCTTTGCAGCAGGGACGGCGGCGGGCCCGGCGTCTCCGCGGGCGGCGGAGTGTACCGGAGCGTCAGGTCCGGCGCGTTCCGGATCGGCGGGGTGTTGAGCGTGTCGTATTCGCCGGTGACCGGGTTCATCGCCCGGAACGCATTGTCGTCGGCCAGGGGCGCAGTGGATCCGAGCTTCAGGGCCGTGGCGCCGATATCGCCGACGGCGCCTCCGATGGCGGGCAGGCTCATCAGACTCCTCCTGATTTGCCGCTGGAGTGGGTGGTGGTGCTCCCGCCGTTCGAGGTGGTCGGGATGATGCCGAAGGCGCTCTCGACGGTCTGCAGCGGCAGGTTCCGCTGGTTCATCTGGTTCTGGTAGTCGGCGTTCAGCACCGCCTGCTGCTGGGCCAGTTCCTGCTGGCCGACGCCGGAGACGGCGTTCGCGCCGGTGAGCGCCAGGGCCTGCGCCGCCGGCCCCAGCGTCCCGAGCTCGCCCGCCCCTGAAAGGTTCAGCCCCGCCGCGGCGATGGCGTCGGCGGCTCCGGTCTTGGCCAGGTCGTTGATCGCGGCCTGGTTGGCCTGGCCGGTGCTCAGCGCGCCGCCGTAGATCGTGTTGTCGCGCGCCAGGTCGGCGTTCTGGTCGGCGGTCTCGGCGGCCAGGCCCATCTGGCCGTAGTCCTTCATCAGGCCCGTGGCCGCATCGTAGCCCTGCTGGTGGAGCTGGGCCGCGAGCTGGCCGGCCTGGCGGTAGAAGGCCTCGTTGCTGAGCGCGTCGTCCACGCCCGCGCGCGAGCCGTCCCAGGCCCCTTCTCCGCCGTTCAGCGCGGCGCCGGCGTGGTCGGAGACCTGCTGCCTCTGGCGGGCGACATCGAGGTCGCCCATGGTCGTGTTGTAGACGTCCTGATTGTAGGGGTTCAGGTAGTCCTGGAGCGCCGATCCCGAGAAGCCCGGCGCCTGGACCATCCGATAGCTGAACATCCCCGGATCCGGCGCCGCGCGGCTGGTGTCGCCGCCGATGCTCGGCGCCGCGAAGTTGGCGACGCCCAGGGCAGCGTGGGTCGCGGCGTCGAGCTGGCCCTGGCCGACGCCGGAGGTCCCGACGTTTGCGGTCATGTCCTGGCCCAGTTGCCCGCGCGGCGTGATCGGCGCCACCTGCTGGACCGGCGTCGGCTGGTCCGCCGTCGTCCGCGCCTGGCCGTACAGCTGCTCCCAGTCCGCCTTCAGCTGCGGGTCGATCTGCGTGACCGTGTTCGAGCCGCCGCTCGATGCGCCAAAGCTCATGTCAGTCGAGCTCCTTGAAGAGTGTGATCCAGGATGGGGTCCAGCCGGCGTGCCAGCGCTCCCAGGCGCTGCGCCGCCGGTCGGCCGGGTCCAGCCGGCCCGAGAACATGATCCGTTCGCAGCCGCAGCCGCGGGCCCAGGCCTCCATGCCGGCCAGGCATGCGCTGAGCTCGCTCATCTCGCCGGCGGCCAGGAACACGTTCAGCGCCCTCAGCCGCGGGAAGCTCAGCACTTCGGTGACCGCGGCGCTCTTCTTTCCGACCCAGAGCTGCAGGCGCCCGTCGAGCACGCCCTTCATCACGTCCTCGAGCCGGTGGGTGCCGTGCGCGTGTTCCAGCGCCTGCTCGATCAGCGGCGCCGCACGCGCCCACGTCCGCTCGGCCTCGCTCACAGCGCGACCGTCGAGAGGTTGCCGGCGTTGTCCACTTTGACCGCGAACCGCGCGCCCGACGGGCTGCGCAGGATCAGGCGCTCGCCTCGGGCAAGCTCGACGTCCTGGCCCTTGGCGAAGGCGTTCGTCCAGGCCCTGGCCAGCTGGTTCAGCAGCTGCTGCCAGACGGCGCGGTCGTAGCGCTCGGGAGCGCTCAGGTTCATCGCCGTCCTCCTGCGCTCAGCGCCAGCCGCGCACGGCCGAAACGCCAGTCCACGCTGTTGGCCTGGGTGACGCGAAGGCGCGCCTGCCGCGCCGCGAACCTCAGCTCGGCGAAGCCGGCCGGTGTCAGGCTCGTCTCGCCCAGCGCCAGTTCGGGCGCGTCGGGGAAATCGCGCGTCCTGAAGCTGACCGTCACGTCGCCGGCCGCAGCCTCGTCGGGCGCGATGCCCGAGCAGCGGATCACCTGATCGCCTTCGGAAAGCGCGATCGGCCCCGTCTCGGCGAAGGGCAGCGCCCCGTCGAAGGCGTTGCCGGTCTCCTGCTCGTAGCAGAGGCCGTCCGGGCCCATCGCCAGGGGCCATTTGAACACCGCCGCCTCGGCCGCGCTGAGCCGCGCCAGCTGGCCGATGCCCCAATGGTCGCGGCGATAGTCCCAGTAGATGTAGCTGTCGTTCTCGGCGGACGTGGCCGAGGGATAGAACCACCAGACCTCGCCGAAGCGCGAGTTGTGGAAGCCGCTGATCTTGGACCTCTGGCTCTCGTTGAGGTTGGCGGCCAGCCAGTCCCAGACCTCGCACTCCACCGGCCGGGCCGCGCCGTCGTAGATCCAGAAGCCGGACTTCGACCACCAGATCACCGCCGATCCGGTCGAGATCGCGCAGCCCTTGGACATCGCCCCGCAGCCGTGCGCCACCCGCTGGAAGCTCCAGACGTAGGGCAGGCCGAGGTATTGTCCGAGGTGGGCGTCCACGTCGGTGAGCACGAACACCGCCGGCCCCAGGCGCAGGCCCTTGATCAGCTTCCCCGGCGTCGCCAGGCTCACCGCCCCGGCCTGGTTCGTGCTCGAGGCGGCCCAGGTGGTCAGGCCGTTCTGGTCGCTCCACTGCACCTTGCGCGGGTCGCCGCCGGCGCCGAGCGCGATGGCGAAGCCCTGCTCGGCGACCACCAGCCCGTAGCAGCCCGTCGGGGCGTTGCTCACTGCGGCGGCCGCGACGGAGGTGTTGCGCTGCCACTGCAGGATCCGGCCGTCCGAATGGGCCAGGGCGAGCAGGTCCTGTCCCCAGGTGTCCAGGTCCCAGACCAGCGCCGGGGTGGTGGCCCCGGTGTCCGGCCGCGGCACGCCGAAGCCGCCCGAGCCGAACGCGCCGTCGCCGAAGCCGGTGTTGGCCGTCTCGTCGGCGTTGCCGGTCGTGAAGGCGGCCGGAGTGATGTCGTAGACCGCGCCGGAGGTGTTCTGCACCTGCAGCCTGGTGTGGCTCCCGATGCCGATCCAGCGCCCGCCCGAGTTGTCGACCCACCCCAGGATCGCCCGCGCCAGGCCCGAGACCGCGCTCGCCGACCGCGGCTGCCAGCCGCCGATCGGCCCGAGCTTCCTGCCGTACCAGCGCACCAGGTTGGCGTTCCACCAGCGCCCGGCCGACTGATACTCCGTGCCCTGGCGCGACACGCCGGGCGGGATGTCGATGGCGAAGAGCTCCATCGCAGCCTCCTTGGCGTGGGTGATCAGGAAGGTTGGCGCCTTGCGGCGGGCCGGCCTCAGTCGACGGACTTGCCGACCTTGCGCTGGGCGGCCTGGACGATCGGGTCGAAGGTGTCGCCCGCCCGCTTGGCGCCGCCGCGCGGCACGGCGGAGTGCCCCTCGGCCATGACCCTGGCGTCGAACGCCCGCGCGGCGCGGAAGCGCCCGAGCAAGGCCTCGTCGGTCAGGCCGGTCTTGCAGAAGTACCGCTCGAACACCGCCATGTTCAGGTCCAGCACGTGGTTGTGGACGTGCCGGCGATCCTCCGCGAGCGGATGTTCGAAGGCCCTGAGCGCGATCTCGTAGCTCGGGAAGTAGTAGAGGTTGGCATCGGCCGGCTGGGTCTCGGTGAAGAATGCGTCCAGCGCCGCGCGCAGGATCGCCTTGGAGGCGGTGTCGGCCACCGTCCCGGCGATCGGCCGGAACGTCGCCGCCAGCGCGATCGGCGACAGGGTGAAGATGATGGTCGCGTCCGGCCGGCGCTCGCGGATCAGGGCGTGGATGGCCTTCAGGTTCGCCAGGTTCTCCGGATAGGTCGCCACCCGGAACTTGTGCCGGCCCGGATCGAAGTGCTTGTGGGGCACCGCGCGCCAGAACACCTCGCCGGTCGGCTCGTCGTACCAGACCTCCGACAGGCCCAGCGTGATGATGAAGGCCTCGCCCGAGTCGAACATCAGCTCGGTGGCCAGGCGCGCCTCCTCGTCATAGCCGAGGGCCTTGGCGTCGTAGTCGTGCCAGAGCTCGACCGCCGGCTGGCGCCGCCGCCAGGCCCACTCGAACTGCTGCAGCACCGCGTAGCTGTTGACGATGCCGTCGCCCATCTGGGACAGCAGCGCCGCCGTGTCCCGCTTGGTGGCCACGTAATAGCCCAGCCGGTCCAGGTAGGCGCTGATGTGCGAGGCGAAGCACGAACCGAACGCGACGATGCGCGTGGTCTCATCGAACAGCGGCGCCTTGGGCATGAGCCCCTTGACGAAGTAGTCCGCCAGGATCCCCGAGCGCCCGAAGCTGCGGTCGGTGGGCGTCAGGTGCGTGTGTTCCCCCCGGTAAAAGGCGTAGGAGGTCTTCTCCACCTGGCCGTCCTGCTCGAACAGGATGCTGTCCTCGCCGTGGGTGATCGTCGCCATCGGCGCGCGCAGGGCGTTCTGGTTGGCCTGGGCCAGCGCCCGCACGTGCGGCGCCGCCTCCTCGGGCCGGCGCAGGAAGTAGAGCAGCGTCGCCAGCCGCTGGTGCGGCTCGGGGTCGTCGGGGGCGATCTCGGCGACGTGGCGCCAGGCCTCCACCTCTTCCGTCGCCTGGGCGGCGCGACCGCCGGTGGTCAGCGCGGGGCGCTTCGACAGCGCCCGGGCGAGCCGCAGCCAAGCCTTAAGGTCCTGGGGAGCGGCTTCGGCCAGGATCCGGAAATGGGAGGCGGCGTCGTCAGGGCGTTTCAGCTGGGACAGCAGCCGCCCGAGCTCCTGGCGGCTGTCGATGTCGTCGGGTTTCTGAAGGACGCGCTCTTCCAGGACCCTCGCCGACCGCTCGAGGTCCGTCGCCGCCTCCTCAGTCGCCACATCCTGCGGCACGATCCCGTCCGGCATTGGTTCGGCGCCCGCCGGGCTTCCGGCAGGCCAAGCCTTGAAGCTGGCTGGCGAGGCAAGGCGAGGCAATCAGGGTTTACCCTAGGGTCAGGGGCGCCCCACTGGAGCCAGGAAACGGGGACCGGGCCCGGCTGAGCGGTCAAGTCGGCGAAGCGGATGGCGATGCCTCCGACAACATTTCTCTCTTTGTTGAGGTTCGCCGTCAGAGGTGGTGTAACGGCTGTCTGAGCTATTGTGGGATTGGTAATTGACGGTGGCAGCACGGTCAGGATCGAGCTCTTGGCCCTCCGCTTCGTTGTTCGAGCGTCAGTTCGAGCGGGCGCGCACGGACTCGGAGACGATCAATCCGTTTTGGTCACGCCGGATGGACGAGTCACGCGACCAGTTGGCTCAGCCGGTCCTCGACAAGGCCCAACTGCTCCTGAGCCTCGGTTGCTGGGTCGAGCGCTTGGGGCCGGGACAGCAAAACCGAGACTTACCGGCCCTTCAACACATCTTGGCGAACCTGAAGGCTCCTCAGCACGCAGAGAAAGCGGATCGGGAGCATTTCGCTGCCGTACTGTTTCTCGTGCGCCGCGGTCTTCTCGACCCTTGCTTAGCGGACCTGGACGCTCTGGGCTGGACTTCCAGCTACGGCGCTATCCGGCATTGGTGGTACGCACATCGGACCAGGGCTCTTCTGAAGGGACCCGCCAACTTCCTCGAAATCGGACCGGGGGGCGCGCATATCGCGATCCTCTTGGCCAATTGGAACCTCGTGCGGTCCTATGTCCTTGTGGATCTTCCGCAGATGCTGCTCAACAGCATTGATGCTGTCGAAGAGCACCTTCCTGGCTCATCCAAAACGATCGAAAGCATCGACGCAGAGTTCTCATTCCTCCAACCTGAGGAGATCGGCCTTATACCTTCTGGGTCCATCGACTGTGCGCTGAATTTCAACAGCTTCAGCGAGATGGACGATGGCGTTCGCGACCGCTACCTCGCCGAGGTCTACCGCACCGCCAAGCCTGGGGCTATCTTCTACAACGTCAACCGGCGCCACAAAGCGATGACACGGCTCGACGGTTCGGCGTTCGAGAACCACCCCATGCTCTATCCTTACCAACCGGACGACCGGGTGCTCGAATGGGAGCCGGACGAGTTCCAGCAGGCCACACGCTCGGATTTGTTCTCGACGCCCCAGAAGTCCTTCTGCATCAGCCGGATCGCAAGCGTCAGGCAACCATCAAGCAGCTGAAGGTCGAGGCGGGATTCAACGAGCCGCCGGCGCCGTCCGATAGGATGCCGATATTGTTGCTCAGATGGCCCTCCGACTCGACTTTTGCGACGACAGTCGTCCCCGCCGTCCAAGAGAACAGACCGCTCAACGAAATGCCGACACGGTTGTTCGCGTCCTTAGGGACTGCCCCTCCGTCGATAAAGCCTGACTGGCCGGCGCTGGCCGCGATCTGAACGTCGAACCTATTGTTGTCCGACGCCACGTTGGTGAGTGTTAGGTGCAGGTCGCACTGGTAGAGCCCGGTGAACGGGACGGTGAATGTCCCGGTTGCGGTGTTGAAGTCTGAGTGGTGATCGAAAGAGGCGGTTCCGAAAATCACCGTATAGGTGGCCCCATTGCCCGTCTTGTTCAGCAGGTCTCCCGACAGTTTCGCCATGAACGCCGGCATGTTCGGTCGGCTGACCGAGGCCTGCTGCAGGCTGGTGATGTCGTTGTTGGCGCCGGACTGGGCTGCGCCGAGGTTCGTGCGGGCGCCGGCGGCTGTGCCCGCGCCGGTGCCGCCCTTGGCGGGCAGCAGCACCGGTCCGGAGCCGAACAGGGCGTCGATCAGGTCGGCGTTGGCGTTGAGCTTGCCGCCCCAGGTGTCGGACGAGGCGCCGACCGTGGGCTCGGTCAGGCCGAGGTTGGGCGTGGTGGTGTCGGCTGCGGCGCGCCCGAGCGGGGCGGCGACGGCGAAAAGGGCCGCCGCGATGGCGGCCCCGCGGAAGGGTCGGGTCATGATCGTCATCCCTGGTTGATGTCGAAGGCGCCGCCCGTGCGGCGGCTCCTCAGCGCCGGGTCGGCCGCCAGGGTGGTCAGCGCGCGGCTGCGCGCCTCCTTGGCGCCGATCGAGGCCACGGCGTCGGCGTAGCGCGCCTGCCAGCGCACGGCCTGGTCGTCTTCCTCCAGCCACAGCGCCGCTTCGATGTTGCAGGCGGCGAGGTAGGCGTCCGGCCATGTCGCGAGCAGCCAATTGGACTGGCTGCCGTCCTGCGGCGCGGTCGCGCAGAGCTGGAACCGCGCCAGGTGGCGCAGGGTGAAGTCGTAGGCCTGGTCGCACGGCCGCTCGAAGGCCAGCGCGCCCGCGTCGATCGTCCAATAGCGAGGCTGGCCCGGCGCGGCGCGGAACGACATGTCGGCGGGGACGAACCTCAGGGCCTCGCGCCCGACGCCGTCGCGCTCGATGAACAGCGCCAGGGGCTCCAGGAACGCCGCGGGCAGGTCGATCGTCCGTGATCCGACCACGCCCGTCAGCGCGTCCTCGGTCTCCATCGCCCTGAGCCTCAGGTCCCGGTTCAGGCGTGCCTCGGCCAGCGACACCAGGTCGTCCGTGGGCAGAGCGGCGCGGTTGAAATTCCAGCCGCCGATCGCGGCTCTCAGCCCGTCGTAGGTGGAGAGGGCCATCGCTAGAGGTAGAACAGGACGCCGACGACGTCGTTGGCGGCGACCGCGGTGTTGTCGAGATCGGGCGCGGCGCCGGTGATGGCGTAGGCCAGCCCCGTCGAGAAGCGTTTGCCGATGGCGGGGGGAACCACGTCGCCGAGGTTGACGCTGGCCCCCGGCGGGATGGCGATGTTGAACAGCGGCGCATCCGTCCCCACGGTCGGCGCCGAGGCCTTGTTGTACAGGCGGAAGAACTTGAATGCCGCCGAGGTGTTGGCCAGCACCCCGCCCATGAGGCGCGAGACGACGGAGGTCAGCGAGGTGGCGTTGGTCGAGGCGGCCGACAGCACCTTGGCGACGGTGGGGGTATTGGTGTTGTCCGCCGCGGCGGGCGCGGCAAGGGCGCCGATCACGGCGGCGCCCGCCTGCAGGGTGGCGTTGGCGGCGATGGCGCCGATCGGGTTCACCGCCAGAGCCTTCTGCGCAATCAGGTCGCCGCGGCCGGAAGAAACCTCGGCGCGGAACTCCTGGCCGTCCTTCACCAGCACGCGGCCGATGCTGAAGGTCACGGCCGTGGCTCCGATGTTCCTGGCGCGGATCAGGAGCTTGTAGGCCCTGCCGTCGTTGGGGCATTGGCTCGACACGCGAGCGGGCGCGGCGGCCCGCCCCGTGATGCTGTCGGGAACCACGGTGGACGCGATCACGTCGACCGCCTCGAACTCGATGAACACCTCGTTGCCGAGGGCGAAGGACTGCGCCGCCGCGCCGGGCGAGGCCGTGGCGCTCGAGGCGACCACGCCGGAGCTGTCGGCCACGCATTCGACGTTGTAGGCGGTGTTGACGGCGCTCTTGCCGAGCTCCGCCCCGCCGCGGTTGGTGAAGTCGGCCGCCAGGTTCGGGTTGGCCAGGGGATAGCCCGAGACCGGATCCACCTCGACCAGGCCCACGAACAGCGAGTTGTTCGCGCTCGAGACGCTCTTGGTCAGGGTGAAGAGCAGGTCCTCCGAGCCGGCGAAGATGGCTTTGGACAGCAGCCAGTATTCGACATTGGCGACCGCGGGCATGCCGATGACGAGGTTGGAGGAGCCCACGCTCACCGTCCCGCCGTTTGCGGCCATGGTCACGCCCGAGCCGATCGGGCCTTGCGCCGTTCCGTCGCCCAGCGTCACCGCGCCAAGCCCGCCGTCGTAGGCGTCCCAGCGCGAGGCCGCGTCGATCGCCGAGCCGCCGAAGTCGTCCGAGAACAGGACGCCCATGGTCGAATTGACCGTGATCGAGCGGCCGTCCGGCGAGTCGTAGGGCCGCAGCGGGCGGCCGGTCATGGGGTTGACCTGGACCACCGCCTCGGCGGCGTCCACGCCGGCCGCGCCGAGGCGGCCGATGGCGATGCGCGACATCGGGATCTCCGTGTTGGGATGCTCTTGTTGACGGCTAGAAAGTGCGTTCGGAGGCTATTGCGCCGGCGCGGCTCAGAGGGCGCCTATGGTCCACGGCTGCTTCTCAGAGGTGCAGGGTTCGCTAAACTACATGTTTCCAGGTTCGGAGTTTTCGGATGCCACAGATTGTCTGTGGGCTCACGCCGTAGCGAGCCGCCAGCTCTTTTCCGGCGTCGGGGCTTGCGCGGATCTGCCGAACGTCCTGCTCGGTCAGTTTGTCGCTTGCCCCACGACGATGGGCCCCGCGATGCGACCCCTTAACAACGTCGACTTGCAAGTGCCGCCATGACTGGCGGTTCTTCATGCTCGCCACGGTTGACGGCGTGACGCCATAGTCCGCTGCGATCTGAGAATAAGGTCTGGGGTCGGAAAGAATCTCAAGAGCGGCCCGATCGCTGAGCTTCGCTGGGCCGGACTCCTCCCCGCGAAGAACGCGGGCGCGACCTTTGGCGATTTTGTCCGCCATGTTGTCCGCGACTGTTCCAAGGAACAGATGATCGGGATTCACACACGACGGGTTGTCGCAGCTATGAAGGACCTGCTTCGGTCCAGGGTCCAGCTTTCCGTGCAGTGCAAAGCTGTAGCGGTGCGCTCGTCTATAGCGAATGTCGTCAACTTCGCCGTTGAAGACCCCGTAGCCGTCCTGGTCGGTGCCGCCGATCCACTTCCAGCACTCGGCGCCCTTTCGGACTTGGAGCCAAAAGCGTTGCTCAGCGCCAAGCCCGATAAACATGCCGGCGTGTCGTTTCCGAGCCACCGGTGAGCCGTACTTCCGGTTGCGCCGCCAATGATTGATGCAAAGGCCAAGGGCCGAACTGGGTCGGTCGCACCCTTTGATACAGCAAACCCTGTGGTCTAGCTCGAAATCCGGCATCAGAAAGACCCTCTCCGCCGAGATGAGAATGACATCATAGCGGAGAGGATCAATCGACCGCGACGCCTTAGTTGTTAGCCAAGCGACACGCGAGCTGAGGCCTTATCGTCTTATAGCCATAGAGGACGTCGAGTCGGCACGGGAATCGATCTCCGTTGATATCGTACTGACGCACGATGCGGATCGAGATGCCGTCGTAGACCTCGCGCGCGGCGAAATCGACGCCCTTGGGCATCACCAGGTCCGCCGTCGCGAAGGCGAAGGCCTCCTTGTGGTGCAACATCGAGAGGCCGTAGTTCGTGTTCGCCGTCCCCGAGATGGCCACCGCGCCGCCGTTGGTCGGCGAGCCCGAGACGTTCTGGGTCGGGCCGGAGGTCACGATCGCCGGGCTGATCTGCAGGTTCCCGGCGCCGCCGGCATAGGCCTGGGTCACCACGAACTGCTGCAGCTGGCCGGTGGAGGCCTTGGTCTCCGGGTGCACGCGGAAGCACCCGGCGAAGGTGACGATGTCGCCTTGAGCCAGCGCGCCGGTCCCGGTCTGGACCGCGACCTGGCCGCCCGTCTGGTTCGCGCCGTTCACCACGTAGCCGGCGTTGCCGGCGCCGCGCGGATGGCTCGGCCAGAGCGTGTTCTCCAGGAAGTCGAAGCCGGCGGTGCGGCCCATGTAGCCTTCCCGGTACTGCTTGGAGACCTTGTCCTGGTCGTTGAACAGGCCCTTGAGCGCGTCGACCAGGTCGACGTTGTCCTGGGTGTTCAGGTTGGCGCAGCGGTTCGACAGGGGCGCCAGGTTGTCGACCAGGATCTTGCGGCCCTTCAGCACCTTGGCGAAGGTGATGGCCTGGCCCTGGTTGTCCACCTGGTTGTAGACGTCCCGGTACATCGACATGGCGTCGGCCTCGATGTTGGCCGCCAACACCGCCATCGCCGGCTCCAGGATCCGGTCGGCGAAGTCGTCCAGGCTCAAGGTCAGGTCCGAGGAGGTGAAGTTCAGGTCGACGCCCTTCTGGGTGCCGACCACCAGGGCCGCGGAGGCCTCGGTGGTGTCCTGCGGGACCAGGGTCGCGCCGGTGCGCACCGTGTACTGGTTCGGCAGGCGGATGTTCAGGGTGCTGCCGATCTTGGCGCCGTCCTTGGCGAAGGAGTCGTCGTACTCGCGCACGATCGATCCGACGAAGTTCAGCTTCTGATGCAGGACGAACAGCGCCTTGCGCGTCACCTGCGTGGGGGTGAGGAGGGAGTTGGTCACTCGGTGGGGTCCTTCTCGGCGCGCCTAGGGCGCCGTGTTGGGGTGGGAGCGACGGCTAGTTCTTCCGCTTGCGCAGCCGGTCCCGCTCGAACGACATCCATTCGTCCGTGCTCATCCGATCGGGATTGCGGCTCGCGGGGGCGCTGGAGCCGACCTTGCCGATCGGCGCGGCCGCCTCCGCCGCCGCGGCCTTCTTGGCCGCCGCCTCTTGCTGCTGGGACTGCCGGCCGAGCTGGGCGAGGTGCAGCACCTTGACCATCCGCGGGTCGGCCACCGAAGAGATCTCCTCGGGCGTGAAGCCGAACTCGGTGTGGGCGAAGGCGCCGAGCTTGTTCGCCAGCTCCGGCGACCATCCGGGTACGTCGCGGGCGAGCACCGCATGGCCTTCCTCGGCGCGCCTGGCGCTTTCGCGCTGCGCGTCGAGGGCCGCGTGCTCGGCCCTCAGCTGCATCCGGCCGAGCAGCTGGGCGCGGCCGTCCTTCAGCTGGGTGTAGTCGCGCCACAGCGCCTGGGCGCGGACGGGATCCTCGCGCTCGAGGGTGTCCCAGTCGATCCGCTCGTAGGCGCCGATCTGGTCGTTCAGGGCGACGAGGCGCGCGTGTCCGTCCAGGTCCTGGCCGAGGGCGGCGCGCTGCTGGGCCGCGTCCTGCTCGAAGGCGCGGCGCTGCTCGGCCAGCTCCTGGGTCTTGCGCGTGTAGTCCGCCTGCCGCAGGAACGCGTCCTTCAACGCTTTGGGGACGCTGTATCGGCGGCCCTCGTGCTCGATCTCGAGCGCATCGTCGGCCTGTGCGTTGTCCGCCGGCGCGTCATCGTCGGCGGGCGCGATGTCGGCGTCCGCCGACGGGTCGGCCGTCGTCTCGGCCGTTTCCGGAGCAGGTTGCAGGGCGAGCAACGGGCGCGCGTCCGCGCCCGCCGCCTTGGTCTTGGCGTCGGTCATGGTCCAGTCCTTCGTGGGTTGCTGGGAAGAGGCGACGGTGGGCCGGCGCCGGGCCAGGCCTATTCGTCGGGAGTTGTCGTAACCCAGAGCCGCACGGTCTTCAGCATGCGGCGAAAGATGGCGAGGTCCTGCCTGTAGTGGGCGCGGTCGGTCTGCAGGGCGAACTCGTAGAGGGTGCCTTCGGGCCCGATGTCTCGCGGCGACGCACCGGTTTCGGCGTAGACGGTCACGACGATCGCCCCCTTCGGCAAAGTCCGGGAGCGATCACCGCCTTTGGCGCCGAGCATCAGGCTGCTGAGGGTCGGCCAACCGTGGACGCCGAGCCTCGGCGGCCCTGGGACGCATCTGGCGGCGCGATAATACGCACAGTTCTGGGCCCGAGCCTTCGCGAGGGTGCTCATCACATAGATGACGTTGCCGTAGGCGGAGACCTCCATCCGGCGCCGGGCCGGGCTCTGGCAATCGCCTGCGGGCCGGTGATCGAGGAGGGCTGTGAACCCATGATCGTCCGCTTCGCCCGTAGACGGAAAGCATCCGGTCAGGGCATCCGGCACGCCGACCCTCATGCCATAGTCCGCGTTGCGGATCGTCCGGGCGCACGTAGGTTCCGTCGCCAGCGTCAGAGCGAGACAGACGATCGACGCTACTGTCGGTCGACGCAT